GCCGGGCAGACTGCCCCAGATCGCGACGGCCGCATCATAGGCCCCTTGGAAGATCGCAGCCGTCCGGTCCCCGAAACTGACCACGCCCGCGATGGTGCCGTCGAGCGCCGACAGCCCGGCCGCTTTCAGACCCTCCCAGCCCGCAGCCATGTTGGCAAAGGCTGCATCGAGCGACAGGCCGATGCGTGACCAGACTTCTTTCGCCAGATCACCCAGCAGCCGGAAGGCTTCGCCCACGCCGCCGACACGGGTCACAAGCTGCGAGAACTGATAGACCAGTTCCCCCGCGCCAACGATCAGCGCGCCGATCCCGGTCCGGATCAGCGCCCCGCGCAGGAAGACCAGCGCCGTGGCGAGGCCGCGCACCGACAGGGCAGCGACGGCCAACCCGGCCACCCAGCGACCCGCCATGAATGCGGCGAAGGTTGCGGCATAGGTGGAAAGCCGTGCGAGATTGTCGAACACGGCGGTGATTGCGCCGCCGATGGGCCCGGTGCCGCGCGCCATATCGGCCAGCGCATTCGCCACCGTCTCCAGCGCCGGGGCGACGGCCGCGGTCAGCCGGTTGGTCAGACCGAGCCAAATCAGGCTCAGTTTGGCGATGGCATCGCCGGTGCGTTCGATCTGGGCGGCATCAGCCGCGCTGACCGCCACCCCGAAATCCTGCACATCCTGCGCCGCTTCCCGCAGGGTTGCGGAGTCGATCCGCAGGAACGCCAGTGCGGCGCGATCACCAAAGAGATCGGATGCCACTGCGGCGCGTTCGGCCTCGGGGACATAACGGGCCAAGGCCTCTTGAATGGCGACGATGCGCTGGTCGAGCGGCAAGGCTTGCAGTTCGGCGGCGGTCAGGTTCAGCCGCATTAGCGCCCCCACTGCCGATCCCGATCCAGCCGCCGCTTCGGACAGCCGCGTGGTCAGCTTCTTGGTGGCCTGTTCGATCTCGCCCATGGAGACACCGGCCAATTCGCCAGCCCATGTCAGCACCTGCAAGCTTTCCACAGTGGTGCGCAGCGAGGCAGCCATGTCGGCCTGTGCGCCGATGACATCAAGCCCTGAGCGGACCATCGCCACGCCCGCAGCAGCAGCAGCAGCCGTCACCGCCGCTAACGCGATCCCGGCCTTGCGGGCGAAGCTGCCGAGGCGGGCGTTGGCGAGCTCCATCTCGGAGGACAGGCGACCAAACCCGCGCGTGCCAGCCTCTCCGATCCCTTCCAACTCAGCCCGGACCTGACGGCCGCCTTCCGCGACCAGTCGGACAGAGACCCTCTTCTCAGCCATGTCCCTCTCCGATCTGTTCGTTCAGCTTGCGCACCATCACTGCCTCGATCTCGGGCAGCAGTTCGGCAGCGATCAGGGCGTCGATCCCGAGGGCCTGCGCCATGGCGAGCGCCGCGCCCATGTCCCAGCCCAGCACGGCGCCGGGGATCACCCGCAGTTGCCCGCCGAGGCGGCCGACCAGGTCCCAGACCTGCCAGCCAACTTCCGTCTGCGGCCGGTTCAGTCTTGCGGGGCAGTCGGGGCAGCGCCCCGTACAGGCCGCGCAGTACCTGTCGCCCCCGCCGAACGACCATTCGGCAAGGGCGCGGAGACGTTTTTTTCCGCGTCCAGGATCAGGCCCTTGGCGACATATTGGGTCTGAAACGCCTCAAAGACCGGCCAGATTTCCAACAAGGCGTCGATGCCTTCGGGCGAAACCGGCACGGCATCGTCCGCGTCATCGCCGACGCCTTCCCAATCCAGCACCGCGCGCCGGGCGACGGCCTTGGCCATGGCGAGTGCCAGTTCTTCTTGGGTCGCGGTGTCCGGCAGTTCTTCGATGGCCGGATCGGCGCGGGCCGAGACCATCAGCGCGGTGGTCAGTGGCGCGACCCGCAAGCGCAGGCCGGGGGCGAGGGTCAGCCACGCGGGCGCGGAGGTCAGGTTCAGTCTGATCATGGTCAATAGCTCACAACGGTGTTGACGAGGACGGCGGTGCACATGCGGGCGGGGCTGACGGCCTTGGCGGCCTGCCAGTCGAAGGTGGCTTGGATGCCCTGCGGGCCCGGGATTTCGATGCGCGGGCGCGGCAGGTAAACGGCGTGGGCAGTGAAGGTGAAGCTGGCGTTGGCGCCGAGGCTCCAGGCGAAGACCAACTCGCAAGGCGTGCCGTCGATGGCCTGCGTGATCAGCGTGCTGTCGGCGAAACGTACCTCCACCCGGCCGGTCAGCGCGGCCATGCCGGGGTCGGCACCCTCGATGCGGCCGTCCGAACGGATGGTTTCGATCCGGTCCAGCCCGTTGGAATAGGTCACCTCGGCCGAGATGACGTTGCCGAGCGGCGAGCCATTCCGTGTGATCGCCCCGTTGAAATGCCCGAACCGCTGCAGCGCCAGCGAGGTCGGCGTGCCAGCGGCCGTAGTAGCTGCGACGTTCTCGCCCTGCGCCACAAGTCGGGCCGTCGCGGTCAGCAGACCGGACCGCGCCATCTGCCAGGAAAGCTGGTCGCAGACGCAGCCGGTGTACATCGCATAGCGCGGCACCTCGGGCATCGCCGTCTCGATGGCCATGCTCGGCAGTGTCCAGTTGCCAGACTGGAAGGTGTGGGTCTTGGGGGTGGTGCCGGAGGTGACCGGCGCGCCGAAGGCGGCCTTTAGCCAGAGGCCGAGGTTCTCGACGTCGATCGGCACCACGACATCGCCGTCGGCGGTGACTGCATCCTTGATCGGGGCCAGCGGATCGCGCCCCTGGCCCAGCAGTTCCGAGGCAATCAGCGGCTGTTCAGACCCGAGCGTGGTGCTGGCGAGGGGCACCGTGCGATAGCCCGTGGCGGGCGCGGTGCCATAGACGGATTCGAACGCAAGCGCCATCTGCGCCCGCGCCCCATGGGCTCGTGCCATCGTAGTCTCCTATCGTGAGTGGGGTCAGGCCAGAGGGTCGGCCGTGGAATAGTGCAAGATGACGGGGATCACCGCCGCCTTTAGGCTGGCGGCACCCTCGACCGGCAGATCGACCGGACGCGGCGCTTCTGCCTCGACCCAGTCACAGAGACCACCCAGCGTGCGGTCGGCGGCAATCGCCGCGCCAATGCTGGCGCAGAGGGTGTCAAAAGCGGCGTCGCGGGCGGCACCCTGCACGACCGCCTCGATTTCTGCCCGGTGCTGGTAATGGTAGCGCAGCGGCGACAAGGTCACCTCGGGCTCCCCCGGTTCGCCGTCGCGCAGCATCAGGAGGCCTGCGGCAGGCACGCGCTCGGGCAGCACGTCACCGCGCAGGGCGGTGGCGGGCAACGCCGCGAGCCGCGCGTGCAGCGCGGCGAGGATGGTTTCGCGGGGGGTGGGCATGTTATGCATTCCAGAGTGGGGAACTATAGGGCAGCCAATGTTTGAACAACTGAGGGAGCAAATTGCGATTAGGATTGCAAACCTGCCCAACGGCAGCCGTTTCAATCTTCGTGATCTGCTTGATGTACTGTGGCCGGAAAATGCTGGCGCAGCCCGGCAATTGGGCCGGGACTTCCGAGGAAACCTTGGTGACTTTCCGGGCGTCGAAGACGCTGGGAAGGATGACGAGAACCTTCGTTGGTATTTTAAGCGATAGGGATCTCAACTCCGCTCGATCCACTTCGACACAATCAGCCCCGGCACGCCGTCCGCCGCCCGCTCGGCATCCCTTGCCAGATCCAGCCGCTTCGGCAGTTTGACCTGCGGCACCAGCAGGAAGATCGGCGCGGTGACCACGCCCCGGCCGGTTTTCGACTTTGACGCCACAGCACGGCCCTTTGTGTTCAGCCGTCCCTCGGCCACCAGCAGGCTTGGCCCCCTTCGGCGATAGATGAACCGAAGACGCAACCCGGTGCGGCGTTCCCATTCGCCGGGCGTGATCCGGCCGCCGCGCGTGGATTTGCTCGCCGCTGGCGTGGGGATCGCGAGCCAGAAGCCGTTCTTCGAACGGATCAGCGGACCAGTGTCATGTGCGCCGATTATCATCGGGGCGTTTGACCAGACCATCGCCGCCGCGTTCAGGCTTTCGCCGGATTTTGGAAAGCTGGCTGAGCGGATCGAGTTGGCTAGGCGCGTGCCCAATCCCGCGCCGGTGATCTGGGTGCGCCAGGCTGATTTCAGGCCGGTGCCAGCCTCGCGCATTGCGGCGGTGACGGCGCGTTCCCCGGCCGCGACCTCGGCCGCCATCAGGGCGACGATGTCGGGATCGATGGCGAGTTTCAGTTTCATGCGGGGCGCAAATCCACAGTCCAGATCAGCCGTTCGCGATCACGGACCGGCTCGCCCTGAATGAGGAAAGCATCGCCGTCGATTTCCACCCTGTCACCCGGGCGCGGGTTTGGCACCTCGGCCACGCGCAGGTCGACGCGGGTGGTTTCGGACCAGAGCCGGGCGTCGCGGAAGTCGGTGATGGCATCGGCACGCCGGGCGACAACGCGCACCAGAACGGGCGCGCCGCCATCGGCGATGTAGACCGCGTCGCTCCCGATGTTTGGATCTGCGAAGAGCAAATCGACAGTGGATGCAAAG